TAAATCGGTCATGATTTAACTCCATTCCGTTAAGGTGCTGATTGCAATATCGCAAGCCAGCAAGTCTCCTGTTGGCAGGTTCAGCACTTTAGGGCTGGACACGCTGCCTACATTGAACACGATAGATGAGGCTTCCAAGAGCTGAAAGACTCGAACCACATCATCTTCAATTCCTGCGAGGTTTCCTTGATTGTCCAGTAATGGCACAAGGATCGTAATAGTAAAGTTGGCTAAGGGCGCGACTGATGTGCGGTCATTGTTTGTAGGCGTGATGTATGGATCAGCAGGGCTGACGATGACTGAATTGGCAATAGGCGTAGCAGGTGGAAACGAGAACACGCTCCACTTTGTATTGTCAGTAAGTGCCGAGGCTATAGAAGCTCGTAGTGTGGTTATCGCTGGCATCAGCCCACCATTGAGTTAGGGCTCAAGTAAGGTGCAAGTAAGCCACGAACGCGAGCCATGAGCTGATTAGACATGGTGTAAGGGCTTGGTGTGTAGCCGTCAATGCTTACGCCTTGACCTGTTGGCGCTTGACGCGCTTGCCAAATAGCAACGCTGATCATAAGACTAGCTTCCTGTACTGCTGGCTTGCTTGAATAATCTGTATAAGTAGTTGCCGCTACCTGACCATAAGGATAAATTGGGTGAAAAGTCTTAACGACATTAGCCGCATGAGTTGTTGTAATGTCAATGCTTTTTCCATTGACTGCATTGACTGTCTTTGAGCCGTTAAAAGCCGATCCACAACCTGTGACTGTAATTGTCTGCCCGACATAGAAAACGTCCTCAACGTAATCGTTGAAGTATAAGACCCCTGCTGTGCCATTGTTAGAATGACCTGTTGCCGGAAGTACGTTTGTCCATAGAAAAGGCAACAAAACATCATCAGAGGCATCGCAGACTGACTGCAATACGGCATCAGTATAGAGAGTTCCAATACCTAGTGCGGTACGAAGCTCTGCGACTGTTGTGATGCTCATTGTTATCCTTTCTAAAGACTTGGCGGGCTACAAGGGCTCTGGTAACCCGCCAAGCGACTTAGGGTGTTACTTATGTGAAGTTGAACCAGTTTGCGCCAGCCGCTAACTTAGTGGCAAGAGCTCCCTGACCGAAGAGTAGAATATCTACAGTTCCGTCAGAGTTGATGTTTGTACGAAGTTGCTGACGAGCACCCTCATACCATGTGTAAGCCTCTGGGTTAATGACAGCCATTGAATAATCGGCTGTGCCAACTCCGCCAGAACCCTTCATGTATCGAGAAACGCGAAGGTCAAGACCTGCAACATTACCTTGAAGAGATGTAGGTGAAAGTGCTCCACCAGCGTTTTGAGGATTAGCAGCGATGTAGATTGGGCGACCTTGATCGTTGTAGCCCATGATGTTAGCCCATTGTTCTGGGGTTACTACGATGTTGCGAGCAAATCCAAGTGATGCTGTATAAACAGCAGCTGCGGCACTTGCTACATAACCCAGGAGTCCTGAAGCATCGTTAGCGCGAGCTGTTGCGTTAAGTGTTCCTGCGCCCTGAATTGCTGTAGTTACAAACTCTTCTGTATCTTTAGCATAGGCATATTCCATCTGGACAAGAAGTTCATCAAGAAATGCAGGTGTAGAGTTTGTAAGGAGTTCGAGAGTAGTGATAGCACGACCCTTGAATGACTTCTTTGTAACTGTAATAAATGATGCTTCAAGTTGTGACTCTGTTACTGCGCCATTCTCGTTAATCTGGTCAACAAGAGGAACTTCAGTAATCTTTGGCAACTCAAATGTTTTTCCAAACTCTGGCATTGTGCCACGAGAGACTGAGTCAATCATCGGACGATCTGCGTTTGAAAGGAAGTTGAGTAGCTGTGTGCTCTGTGGTGTTGGGATAAATCCTGCACCTGTTGTCTGATCGTTGTCAGCAGCGCGTAGCCATTGACGTGATTCATCGTCACCAAAGACATTAGCCTTAAGTGTGTTTTCCAAGTAATTGCGCTTTGTAACTTCAATTCTTGGTGTTGTGTACATCATTGCCTGAACAGTAGGGCGAGCAGCTTCCACAGCCGCAGCTTCTACTGGTGTTGCTTCGACTGCTGGAGTGGTTGATTCTTCCACGGGGGCTGTCTCGCTTTCTGTAGTTGGAGTTTCAGCAGGGGTAACTTCCTCTGCTGCGATCTCTAGAACTTCCGCAGACTTGAACGCCGCTTCCGTGACTAGAGAAACTTCTTTTAACTTAGCCGCTGTTACGACTGTGTAGCCATCGCGTGATGGCTTAGATAAAATAATCTCTGCGCCGATGCTAAGACCACTTACAAGACCCTCTTGAGCCATGACAAGCGCATCGTTGCCGCCTGTAGAGCGTGAGAGCTTAAAGGTTGCATAAATGCCATCTTCGCGTGTCTCGGCTGTAACCATGCGACCTACTGGCTTCTTCATGTCGTGCTGTGATAGCAATTTAATTTTGGTCGGATCAGCAATCTCGATAGAACCAGCCGCAAAGGTGTAGGCACCTAGATTGGTCTTGCCAATTTCGCCTGTTCCCATTGGAACGATTTTGCCAGAAATTTCGCGGCGTTCTTCGCTGCACTCAATAGAGGCGGCTTCGATGTACAAGGTTTCCATTATATTGTCTCACTTCCGTTTGGAGTTAAATCTTCCATTTCCATCGCTTGTTCAGTTGTAATTAGTTGAAGTTCAAGCATCTTCTCAATTACAAGAAGTCGCTCCATTGGTTCTGTACGAAGAAATGAGTCATCAAGTGCAAACTTGACGTAATGCCCTGCGGTTGAAATATCATCCATAGACAAGCGAGATTCAATAGCTGAAATGTAAGGCTGGAAAGCAAGGGCTACCAACTGCTTTCTTTCATCCAAAATATTGGCGTAAGTCATAGATGTGTTTTGATCCGCTGAAACATAGTAAGCAGGGATTCCGCAGAGGCGGGCAATTTCTGTCGCTAAGTTCTGGATGCTTTCCACCATCATCATGTCTCGAGGTGAGAATTGTGTTGGCTGGAACTCAAGAGTAGAAGTCAAGTAAGCGGTTGAATTATTTTGACGGCTGCGCTTCCAAGCTGCTAGAAGTCCAGAGACCTCGGCAGGTGGTAGGTCTGCGCCTGTGTTTTTTAAGATGCCAGATGCCATTGGCGTTGATGCAGCTATCGCGGCAGCTTTATTAACGTCAATCGCTGACTGAATAGTACGAGAGCCAGCATTAAGTATGCCTTCGTTAAAGGCTTGGAATGTTACAAGTGATCCTAAACCTGACATTGGGCGAGGTGAGCCATCAACATAGTATTGAGTTACATATACGTTGTGAACATCTAGGTCAAAGGTGACACGTGTGTTAGATACCCACTCGAAAGAAGCCCCTCTTCCATCTTCCTGATAAACCTCAACAATTTCGAGAAAGGCTTGCCCATACATAAGAAGGCTGTCAACCAACCAGCTTATTGTCACAAATTGTGGCTGTGACTTTGAAAGTTGGTGAACCCAACGTGGCGCAGGGATATTCTCGCCTGTGGACTTCTTTTTATACTCAAGAGGAATTGTGCCAACTGTGCAAAGTAGATCGCGGCATCTTTTAAGAGCTGGAACGCTCATGGCATCGCGGCGTGAGATTACTGGGAATGTAAAGCTGTAAATCGAGTTGAGGTTATCGCCCATAATGTGCGGGGCGGCTTGAGCTTCAACTATTTGCGGCTTACGCGAAAAGAGACCCATAGAAGGCAATTATACACTACATATAGATTATTCTGTGTATATAGCCGCTACCTGTTGTGGTTTGTAAAGCATGTGAACAACCATGGCGGTAGCAATTGCTCCAGAGACATCGCCCGCGCTCTTGCGTTTTACAATTCTCCAGCTACTATCGTTGGTTTTGGCTGCGCAGTTATTCATCTGCTGAATCCAGTTCTCCTGACCCGCATGCACAAGCCTCTTTGAGTTAAGGCTATCGTTAAGGTCTCCGCAAGCCTGATAGAAGGAAGCGCCAGAGATGTCCTGCACAATCTGTCCAGCGTTTGAGAGTTTGTCTGCGATTGACTGGGCTGTGTACTTGTCGTAGCAGATTTGACGCGGGCGATACTGGTCAGCCCATGCCTTGATGTCCACCGCAATCTTTAGATCATCAACGCTTACTTGGCTTTCCCACGTCTGTAGAATTCCAACTCCGATGCGACCATCTGGGAGTATCTGTCCAGCAACCAGACTTGCATTACGGCGAGACGGACTGACATCAAATGCAAAGACTGTATAACCGCCCACAGGAATGGTGAGTGTTGAGTCGCTCGTCTCCTCAAGGATTCCATGAGCCCACGGACTAGCAAGAGAGTCAATCCATTGGCAGAGCAGCTCTGTTCTAGTATTTTCAATAGGGCTAGTAGCAACTGCTTCTTCAAGGGCTTCCTCACTTATCGTATATCCAAGTGCTGGGTTTGCCATCGCCCATGCTGCTCGGTCTGTGATTTTGCAATACTGGGGAGCCGAATACTCATAGAATCCAAAGCTCTTAGGCGGGTTCTCTAACGCCCTTTCTCTCATGCCATTAAGCACTACCGAGAAAGCGTCTCCTGCATTAGAGGTAAGAAGCGTTTGAGCATTTGGACGCGCTCTAGTTGTAGGGATAGCAGCTCTAAATCCTTCTTCGTTAATCTCTCGGAGTTCGTCAATGAAGAGGAAGTCTGCAGTACGTCCGCGAGATCCGTCTCTAGTAGCCGCAACAACGTCCAACCTTCTTCCGTCCAGCATCTCAATAGACTCTGTGCCGTTGGCGTATCTAATCTGTTTGACGAATCCCTTGAGATGGTCATTGTTCTCCAATACTTGAGCGACTTGTCTAAAGGTGTCCAAAGCCATGCTTCGATTAGAGGACATGATAAGGACGTTCTTACTATCCCATTTAAGCAGGTGAGCCAAGATAAGCATACGAGCTAAGTGGGTCTTTCCGTTTTGTCGAGCAATAAGGAGCAGGTTTGTCTTGCGAATCCACATGCCCTTCTTGTCCACGCCCAGCATGTCCTTAAGGACGTACTCCTGCCATGGTAGAAGCGGCATATCTATGATCGTGCAAAGGTCTTTTACATCTTGCAGCTTGTTAGCTCCCTTCAAGGGGATGCTGGCAAGCCTTGGTTTGGTTGCCCCTCGTAAGGGTTTGGATCGTGCGGTTGGCATCGGGTTAATTACCGACTGGTCTGGCTGTAAATGGACTGTCTTGGTGAATCTCCGACTGCATCGGAGAGGGAAAGGACGG